TTCTCATCCTTCCAAATTTTATAAAATTCTAAGTTCATGCTGTTCCGCATAATCGATAAAATATTTTTCTACTTCTGGAGATTCTGCTGCTAAGAGCATTTCTGCCTTTAGCTTCTCTTTTCTCCTGCCCAGATACTCATCTTTAGGAAGTTTAATCCCAAATTCTTTATGAATATCTGTCTTACTGAGCCATACTCTTTCAACATTACGACCATTGCCGTAAGTCATGTCTACACCTATGCCCTCGTACATGGCTTTCGCTATGTACTCCTCTCTATCTGCAAACCCCTGTGGTGGCTCCCAATTTATAAATTTATAATTCAACATCTTTATTACCCCCTTGTAACATCTATAATAACGGCTACCCAGATATATCTTCTGAGTAGCCGTTTTATCATTTTAGACTGTGGTCTTTACCGAATACCCTATTCATGCCAGCAACTGTTATAAGCCATGTTGATCCGGATTGCCTGGCCTCCTCCTTGGTGAACCTAGGAGTGGATTTGGCATAGCCGGAACAGGCCTGACGAACAGTAACCTTAGCAAGCCCCCAACGCTGCGCCGCTTCAGAGGCAGTCATAACCTCATCTATGATATTCATTTTTTAGCCCTCATTTCTTTTACCACATAGTAAATTGTGATCGCTCCTAAAAGCCCCTGCATGATGTTAATGGCAATTCCTGCATCCAACAAGCTGTTGGTTCCCCAGCTTATTAATGTTAGTCCTAAAAATAATGTTGAATTTTTCATTTCTTTCTTTGCAGATATGTTGTAGAATAGATATGGGAGGCAAGGCCGAAGCCTCGCCTCTGTTTTTTACTGGTTCAGGCTATCAATCAATCTTGCGATTGCTTCAATCATTGCTGCTACTGCGAATAACAGCTTTGTGATTGCTTTGATTAGCTTGAATCGGTTTTTATTTTTGCTCATATCTGCAACCTCCTTTCTATGTTTTAATTATAACAAATTATCACCCTTTTGTCAATCTTTTTCGATTGATTATAGTAAAAATAACGGCTACCCAGGTATATTTTCTGAGTAGCCGTTATTTTATTGCATTAGATCATGCTGTCTTTTCCATAGTTTTAGTCAATACCATTTCAACAACATAAATAAGACCGTTGATTGCAAGAGGCAGTACAAGCATGTCACGAATCTTGCACCAGCCATGTTCCGTCTTGGCCTGCTCTTTAATCTTGGCAGTGAAGCCATCAGCTGCAGTCTTGATAGCAGGCAGGATAGATTCAACGATTTGCTTTGTCAGATTCTGCTTAACCTGCTCAGTAATTTCTTCAACCTGCAAAGATTCTACAATATCATCCCGAAAATCTGTCCATTTACTCATGAAAATTCCTCCTTACATAATCAGCTGATAATCGGTAACGCCCCTCGCGATTGCTCTCGCGAAATCGTCCTGATTTTCAGTAAGCAAAACTACATCATCCTGATTGCTGATAAATGCCAGCTCCACCAGCACTGCCACAGCGTTTGTGTTGGTCAGCACATACAGCCCATTAGTGCCAGGCCTTGCTCCTTTAATGCCTCGGTCTACAGTGTCCATTGCATCTATCAGCTGGGACTGAATGCAGTTAGCCAGCTTCTTGCCTTGCTCAGAGCTGTAGAAGTAGAATGTCTCTGTACCCTCTGCCGCCGAATTAGCAGCGCTGTTGCAATGGATAGACACAAACACATCCGCCCCCATGCTGTTAGAAGTGTTTACTATAGTTGCCAGAGAATCATCCTGACAAACTGTCGCATCAACACCAGCTTCCGTAAGATACTTTGCTACCAAATCACCTACGCACTTAACTACAACAGCCTCTTTCAGCCCACTGTACTGATTAACAGCCCCCGGGTCAGGATTCCCGTTTGGTGCATGGCCTGGATTAATAAATACTTTCATAAAATCACTCCCCCAAATCAATGCCTTCATCAAATGCCCGTATTTCCAAGACACTCAAATAATCAACCATCGCTGCCATTTGTTTATCATAAACAGCCCTTGGGCAGGTAGGCGTGAAATCCAGCTCCCCTGCATCCCATCGCTCACACATTCTCTTCAAGCCCTCATATCGAATCCTCAGCTGACGGTACTCAGCTTCAAAACGCTTCTTGTAGTCGGGGCTCTTCATGTTGAATACTGTGGCCAGCAATGGAGAATCATCTTCCGCAACACAGACTTCTTCGAAAGTCTCTTTCGAAATCCATTTTTCATAGCCGTCAGGATACTTTATAAGATACCCCTCGTCGGCAGGATTTTCATCTGCCGGAATCTTCCAGCCACGATAAACATTATAGTCACCGCACGTCATAGGTCTTGCTTCAAATCTTTCTACACCGATACACTTCTGCATAAAATCACTCCTTTATTTATTCTTGGCTAATCTGAATAATTTATTATGGCCATTGCAGTACCACCTAAACTTTTTCAGACTGGCCATAAATATATTAACCTTTGTGTTCCTGTACTACACGACCAAGATAGCCAATCAGGCCACTTCCGATAGTGGTTTGCAGCTCTACACTGCCTCCTGTGAAAATAGAAGCCAGTAGAGCTATAATCAGCCCTGCTCCTACTATTAAATCTGTCTGTAATTTCATCTCATACATCACTTCCTTTGCTCTAAAGAGTCAATTCGATGATGCGCAGACTTAGCAGAGTCCTCTACTTTTGCCAGCTTGACTTCCATCATATGCCTCTCTATTCTGCCTTGCTCCGCATCTGCCCTTATCTCAGCTATCATGCCTCTTAAATCATCAATAGCAAGCCTTAGAGGCTTAACAACTACATAATTAAACATGCCACAAATAGCAAGAAACAGTGATACCCACTGTAGTGCAGGGCCTAACTCAATGCCCATATCATCACCTTCTAACGAAAATTTAAAAGAGAGGGTTGCCGCAGCTTCCCTCTCTCGAGCTTTCCCGTAGTACTCGCTATTTACTCTACGATTGTGCTATTGCTTCTCACACAATTGCCGTTAGAGTCAATTACGTAACCTCTGGTTTCCAGCACGGTAAGCACGGAATCACAATACTTTGCATAAGTAGCAGAGTTTTCCAAAGTGCTCCATGCCAGCTTACCCTGAATGAGTCGTGTTGCTAAAAAGTTTGCCATAAAAATCAACCTCCATAAAATGTAGATATTAAAAAAGCAGACTGTAGTTTTATACAGACTACTCACTAAACATTATCGTCTGAACAGCATCTTCCAAATCAGATACACGCTGTTCTATTGTCGGCTCTGTTGGTTCTGCCTCTGTTGTATCTATCCAGTCATCCGGCTTCGGCTTATCTATTGAATCACCAATCCAGCACCACGCAGGACACTCAGCAAAAAAGTCATCGTCTACAGGTTCAGGTATCCGGTCAAGAACAATGACATTTTTTATAACTCTATTTTCATCACATATTGCTATATTCATTACTATCACCTACCACTTTATATGAATACAACCATTTCCACCGTTACCGCCAGCACTGCCAGGGTTACTGTAACCGCTTTGAGGGTGTCCTGCACCACCAGCACCTCCGGCACCATATGTATGCGGAATAAAGTAACTATAATCTGTATTTAATGCATAACCGCCAGTATTACCGGGCCCGCCGTTGCGGTTATCGCCGCTACCATCGCCGTTGCCACCACCTCCTCCGCCACCGCCGCCTGCGGCAAATACACTTCCTAGAAATGCGGAAGCGCCTCCCCCGCCACCGCCACCTCCAGTATAACCAGAGTATGCAGAGACACCTCCACTACTCCCACTACCGCAGGTATTATTTACATCTCCACCGTTACCGCCAGTGCCACCTTTAGCGTTGCTACCATTCAGCCCCGTATTGCCAGTTTGGTAGCCGACTCCACCGGCACCACCAACGGCATTAGCGCCGCCTCCTTTGCCACCCATACCTACCACAACAGAACACTGCTGGCCCGGAACAACAAATACAGGCACATCTTGTATAACGGAAGCTCGGCCACCATTACCGCCGTCGCCACCTCTACCTGTGTAGCTGCCGCCACCACCACCGCCACCGCCGCCACCGCCTCCAACAGCAGTAACCACAAGGATAGATACTCCCCCTGGAACCACGAAAGTACCATTAGCAGTAAATAGCTGCTCTCCGTGAGTGGCGTTTCCTCCAGTAACACCTGAGCTTAGTATGCCATTAGTGATTGTTAGTCCGTCACCTATTTTTACACCGCCTAGCGTGGTGGCACTAGCTACTGGCAAAGAGTAATTAGACAGTTCATCTAATTTCTTTTTCTGTGCAGCGGTCATCAGACCGGATGCGCTATCTGTAACTGTTCCGTAGGTGGTATCAGTGAATTTTGCATTTACCGGTACATTAGAATTAACTGTGTGTCCATTAGCCTTTAGAGCATTATCCGCAGTTGTAGCTCTGCTAACTAAACCTTTATTACCGGACAAGTTAAACAACTCTACCCATGTTGCGCCATCAGCATTAAGCTGGTACAGCTTTTGTTCGTCGGTTCGGAAGCACAACATTCCCGGCTGTAAATTTATAGTAGGAAACGCTGGCCCGCTATTACAGCTGATTGCTGTTTTATCATTGTTGAGCAGGAGTCCCCTTGATTCTCTCAATGTTTTGTTCTCATCTATTTCAGTATATTTCTGCACTATTATTTACCTCCTTAACAGCCTAGTGCCTGCCATGATATAGTTCCTGCACATAGCACATTACTGGTATCTCGTAGCTCCACATAAAATCCTTTTAGATTCACCTCTAGAATATTAGGGATAATTACTTTGCCTGTAGAGCCAGTCATAGTGATTGTAACCTCTGGAATCTGATAAAATTCAAGCTCAAAGGGAATCCAAGTTTTTTCAGCTTCCACTTTTGTCACAGCATGGTCCTGAATATCCGGCAGATCGACAAATACTTTGTAGCTTGATAGCAGTGTTCTTCCCTCAGTATTCATAGCGGATACCCTACATTTCAGCAAAGCATCTTTATAGGTATAATCGCCACTGACGAATGGCTGCCAGGGTTCGTACCCTGCGGGTATGTCCACATCAATCTCATTATCGGAAATGATAATGTCACTGATGACAGCCCTGCTGTTTTCGAGAATCTCGTCATGTACTGATACCTGCGACTTGCTGTGGCTTACCAGATGCTTGGAAACAGAGTCGCTAAATGCTACTTGTTCCCTAATGTTTCGGGACATAGTGCGTGTGTCTGATACTGCTTCGCGCACATCTATCAAAGTATTTATTCTCAATGCTACAGAAGAGTTACCGCTATCTGCTATGCGGACAGACTCAGTAAACTTTTCATAGCGTTGTTTTGACAATTTGGGTATAATGCCGAATCTTTCAAGAATCATTATGCGATACTTAATGTTATCTGCATAGGAGCTTCCAACATGAATAGGGATATTCTCATTGGCAACTACCGCCTTATGATGCGACTCATTGAGCGTAATTACATCGGCTACATCTATCACCCAAAGACTTGAATATCCATTTATTCTCCAGGTACCAACAGCCTCACTCCATTTTGCAGAACCAAGTTTGCCCCACTTCGATGCAAGAGGCTGTTTTTCTACCGTAACCATCAGGACAGTGTGAACTGAAAGTTCACAGTAATCTCATCGTCTTCATCAATATTCGCTACTTTAAAGGTAACACGGTCAAGCATCACTCCGTCAGCATTAAACACACCAGCCTCGGTAATCGCGCCTGTAGCTTCCCCTGCAGCAAAATGTGAGGATAGGGAAAACACCTTAGCGCCTATAGTGTGGTTATAGCTGGCTTCACCCTCTGCAATCTTTGCTTCAAGAGCTGTCATATCTGCCGTCGTGTCTGATGTTCCGCTGCCAACCTGTATCTTGCTGACAGGTTTAGGCTGGGCAGCACCACCAATTGCTGCACAGATAAGGTCAAAGCCGCTATCAACAATCATATTATGTTTGATGATTTTTTCGGTGGTCCCGTCATGGCGACTTACATCAATAGTCATTACTCCGTCAATTTTCATCGGAATGTTCCTCCTTGGTTTTCTTTACGATTACATTGCCATTCTTTTTTACGATGATAATATTACAGGTTTCCTGCAAATTTGTAGATTCATTCATGGTTCCAGCCTCATTTCTGTAAATTCTCCTAGCGGGGCAATAGCAGCTTCCATTACGGACTCTTTATTTTTGGCCACATTAGTGACTTTGAAAATTCTCGAACTCTGAGTTTGCTGAATGTAAATACCCAAAATATCACCCTCCCGGCAGTAGTTGAATACCGATATGCGATTACCGTAGTTGTCGACAAGACTAAACTCGTCATTGACATACTCGGCTCTCAGCCACCCAAAGTCTCCCGATAATGTCATAAACACAACATGATTTGCAAAGCTGTCTAGCACTCTAATATTGAAAGATAAGTGGTAGCACATCGGTATATTTACTGAGTACTTTATAGAGGTGGTAGGCTGTATCACAGCACCTTTAGAAAATCTGCTATTTTCATAGGTAACACCTTTAGCTGTTGAAGCACCCTCGGTGTTACCGTCAAGATTAAAGTCATACAGATAGTTTTTTGATACTTTTCTTGTTATGAAATTTTCCACATTAACAAGTTCATCATCAGCTACAGGCAGCCACGCTATACCATAATCACCCCACCTATCTTCTATATCCTGCCACGTCAAATCTTTTTCAATGTAACCAGCGTAGTACTCAATCCAGTTACGGGCATCCACTTCTTTAGCAAGATGCAGACTCGTAAAATACTCTGCAACACGAACACTGTTATTCATAACAAGGTCATCACCGGATACAGAAAAGAAATTTTTAACTCCTTTCCAGCCAGTTGCCTCCTCGTCAAATTCAGCAATCACATTCCTGGTAGTCGCTGGAGTAAGATTGATATTTATGAAAGATGCATTTTTACTGTACAACCCATAGGAATTATAAGCTTTTATGCTGAACTGTTGTGTACCCAGTTGAGGGAAAAAGACTGTATACACATTGGCTTTCAATTTGGCAATTATCTTTCCCGTTTCCCATGTTGCCCCCCAGCGTAATTCGAAGCTCAACCCTTTCATTTCATCCCAAAAGAATTGTATTGTGTCTCCATTTTTTACTGCATAAAAATTTGTGACTGCTGCGATGTCAGGTACCCCTACCGTCAGCATACTCGCTTCATCCGAAGTTATACCCATGATATCCACTGCAACAATATAAGCAGTATACTTTGTAGCCACTTCCAAAGGGATAAAAGTGCTGGTTGTATTAACACCGTCCATGATAAGGGTGCAATCATTAATATTGCAATCGCCCTCTCCTAGATAGAGCTTGTACCCTTTAAGGTCAATTTCGGTGTTAGCGTCCCAGGAAAACTGTATTCCACCAGTAACCAATTTGTAGGCAAATCCTGTAACCTGCTTTGGCGGTAACGCTAAATCGAGTTCCCTTGTTTCTGTGATTGCTCCTTTCGTAAGTACCGCACCATTCGATGTACGCACCTTGATATACTTAGGGGCAGTCGTAATATCAGTATTGAAGTAGGTTGTATCAAGGTCGGAGGCTAACAGTTCCCAATTTACACCATCAGCTGAGCTATACACATGGAATGAGCCGTTTGAGGCTCTTTCCCAGCTCACCCCTAATCTAAATATGATATTCAGGGTTGCTGTGGTGTATTTCAGAATATCAGCCTGAAGACTTTTCACATCAAGTACTTTGCTTTCGTCCACGCTGTACTGTATGGGTGGTATGTCATACTTTTCATTATAGATATTCTCATTGTACTCAATGCACTCAATTCTCCTAGTAAAATCCTGTGCGCGGGATATTGATTTAACGACAAAAGGCTTGCTGCCAATGCTGGCAACGGCTAAATCAAATATATCATCAGCCTGTGGCAGATCTTCATCGTTGTAAGCGGTTTCGACTAACACTCTGCACCAGCCGTTACCGTTACTCAGAATACGCACATTACTCGAATACATATTATCGTTGACAGTGCGATATCTGATTCTGTACTTACTCAGTGTTTCAGATAGCTCGACAGGAAGCAGCATCTCCTGCCCCTCCACTTTGTAAATTCGTCCGGACCTTGCCCATTTAGGGACATCATGAGCAACCAATATGACATCGCCTATGCTGCACGCTATGGAGTCAATACCCGCCTCAAAGCTGACAGTTCGGAGAAGATATTTGTTGCTGTACAGCTGATACATTCCCTCTCGGTACGCCTGCTCATAGGAGGTTATGCCGTTATAGGTAGCCTGCGCCATTCTCTCCACAGGTTGACTATCATAATCATCTGCATACACAGTAATGGTTTCCCTGGCATAATCAGAATCTCGGTCTGTGTAGGTAATCTCAATGCTGTTTGCCCTATCACTTGTCTGCATAAATTCTTCCTTAAAACTGCCGGATATGATATTTCCCATGCCAAACATCTGCACAGGTGGTTTGGCGCAGTCCCATGTACAACCGTATCTGGTGCCAAACCTTAGCACCAGGCCTCTGCCGACATTTGCGATATTTTTATTTACGACATCCAGCATTTCACCCAGCGTAGTAAGCTCTATGTTAATTTCCAGCTTCTTCTCTGTACAAAAATCAGCCCATTCGGAAAATCTATCATAAAGCATATACTTTGCTGGTACGCCTCTAACTTCATATTCATCAGTTTTGTTGCGAATATTTGTGATTTTACAGCATTGATGAATGCAGTCATAAGAGGCCCATGCAGGATTGTTAGCAGGCTTTTCTTCGTATCTTTCATCGTATGGATTCCACACCCATACAGTTTTTCTTTCCTTGATAAACGATATGCTAGGCGCACCGCTTAGCTGGTCAGTAGCTAATGCCTTTAAACCGATAAGAGCAATGTTAGGGTAGCAGAAATCATCATAGACTATGCTTGTCAGCTCTGACCACCATACTCTGACAGAAGCACGGGAACTTGTAACGCTGTGAGAGCGTCCAGTTACCTGCAGCTTCACTTGATAACTGCCAACCTCCTGATGGTCAAGACGATACTCCTTACGCAAGGCAGAGGACTGTGCTCCGGATACATGCTCGTCAAGCCAGCTTACCCACGCACCATCATCTTTTCTGTACCATGCTTTAAAATTTACCCATGCTGTGCTAAGCCCGCCTGAATCATCTGCATAGTACAAGCCATTGGAGAATGTGATTTTTATCTTTATTCCCTCGGTGGCGTTGCCCTGACAGGTATCAATTCTTTCATCAGATGTAAGCTCATAACCTAGCTGCTTGGTAAAAAAGGTATCGTTGAAATTAGATATAGGCTGTTGGTCGTTCAGGCCCTCCCTGGTTTCCACAGTCAGCCCGTCATAATAATCTATGCTGTTATCATTCAGCTTTATATCTGAAATACTCAGAGGCCCCTCACCACAGGCAAGAAGCCAATTCAGATACTCCTTATTGTCAGCAATATCGACATACTTACCTATGGTCTGACCTGCTGATTTAACTTTGCCATAAGTAAGTGCTATGGAATTGTTCTGTCCCTCCATAGTCGTAACACCACTCCATGAATATGTGGGGTCCGTATTGTAGTCCTGGTTGAAGTTTCCTACATCTGCCCTAGGAGCTAAAAATCTATTTATGAGCATACTGCCAAGGAACATAGTAGCTGAGGCTGCTATGTATGATGTAGTAGTCCATACACCTGCGGAATTAGCAAAAGCACCACCTACTGCTCCAGCAGCAACAGTGAGTGCTACCATTGCAACCATTGCAAGAATATTTTTTCCGCCTCCCTTACCTACTACAGGGTGAATGGTGACAAAATCCAAATCCTGAATTTCAGTATCATCATCTGCGCTTAGCCCGTTCAGCTGAACAACCATTTCACAAGGCAGGTCAGCGTAGATATTCTTAACCTCTGCCAAGGTCAAACCAGCTTTTAGCTTTATGACTTCTCTACCGTTCCACGGTTCGAAAGCATTTTTTATTTTTATCAATGTTGCTGACATACAATCACCCTATGTACTCATAGAATCCCTCAATCTGCTTTTTCCATGCAGGACTGTTTACGCGGTCAACGCATACTCCTACATTTTCCCGAATATGGATAAATTTTCCGTTACCCACATATACACCTGTATGGTTCACAACCCCTTTTGGCACACCAAATCTTATAGCCACTACACACGGAATTGGGATATGACTGCCATCTACTTTTTTCCAAAGACTGGTACCAACCTCCTGCTGAATAATGCCATTAATCTTCTCAACATTGTTCCAGTCAGCATAATATTCCGGAAGCTGAATACCGATTTTTTTGTAAACTTCCATAACCAAGCCATAGCAGTCAAGCCCGGTATTTTTATCCCTACCTCGATTCTTAAACGGAACACCTATAAGGTCTGAATAATCAATCAATGTACATACACCCCCCTTTGGTCAATTCCCTGAAAGCCTCCGAACCTTGCCGAGTTATTTCTTTCACGGCAGGAAAGCAGAGTGTGGTCACACCCTGAAAGAGTAGACTTTGCTCCACAACGAATCCCTTTATACTTAAAGGGGCAGTTATTTTTCATATAGCGGTTTAGCGGTCTGCGCGTGCGAGCACTATATTCAGTTCCCAGAGAAAATGTGATATAGCTTTGAGACACTTCTGTTTTTGTCACTACAAAGAACTCTTCTAACTCTGGTTCCTGAACATCTAGCGCCTCCGTATTGACAATCCGAAGTATCACCTCTGTGTTATTACCGCCGCCATTCTCCTCTACAAGGTACTGCAAAGCCTGTGAAGTATTATCCACCGAAAGCTTTACATTCGGATCTGAACCATCGGTGTCCTCCGAAACTTCACTTATGGTAAATGGAAACGGAATATACTCAGCATTATTCCACATAACTGATTCGGTGTTGTAGCATATATGAATGGTCTCCTCACCAAGCTTTATATCAAGAAGTATCACGAAAGAACTTCCTGTAGACAGCTTGTTTTTTTCTTCTTTTGCTATAGCAGATAGCGAAATCATATTCAAACCTCCGTAAGGGTAATACTGCCGGACCAATAGTCCTTAACCACCAGCGACCATTTTTCAAATTTAGTAATTCTCACCCGAATCTCATCGCGGGTATCTGCGAGAATCCCCTGCGGTTTCCAGTAAAACTCATTTGCCGAAAACTTAGCTTTATTCTTTATAAAATCCAATAATATGCTGTATTCCTTAGAGGGTAGATAACTCCATTTCAAAGTCCATGAACCTCTGCTTCTCGTAAATTTGGAACGGCTCTGCACAGAGCCATCCTCGAATTTACTTGTTATGGAAGTGTCTTCATAGGTCTCCTCCAATGGATACATCGGGAGTGGAATATCTGGAAAAATCAGCTTATCACTCATGAAGTTGCTACCCCCTTTATCAAGCTCCTCATTCCATTTTTGTTCGTAGCTACAGCATTAAGAACAACACCTATAACCCAGGATTCGCCATCCCACTTAGGTGCCGTGGTTTCTGCCTTAGACTCAGTACCTGTCTGATTAATGACATTGATAGTAACATTCGGAGCTGTATTTTCACTAAGCTGTCTTTGCGTTGTATGTGTTGAAGTTACCTGCGCTCCACCGCCATTGAGCGTAACAAATTCCGGACCATTCTCTCCGACTAAAAAAGTGTTACCTCCACCAGCATATTTAGGTATGTCGGTGACATAACCTCCTGTAGCTCTTCCACCTAGTCCAAAAAAGTCCCTGCCAAATCCTGAAGTATTGCCCAGCATACCGAAAACGGCATTCATTGTCCACTGTGTCATGATTTGCGAAAGAATATTGGAAATGGATTTAGCTAGAGAATTAAAAAATGACTGACAGTAGTCACCAAATGACTTTAATTTGCCAGTCATAACTTCATTAAAGAAATCATCAAATGTGCTGTTTAGGTTGCTTACGATATCCTCTCCTAACTGTTTCACCGATTGCTTGACAGTTTTAAGCTTTCCTAACCCTGCCTGAATGCCGTTAAATAGATTTTCACTGTAGGTACCGTCACCCAAATCCTGCAAACTCTTCTTTATTTCAAGTAGCTCCGTGTTAACATCTCGCAACACAGATTGCCAGGCCTTAAATGCCACAGTATCCTCATTAGCTAAAGCCTCGTCCATTTTAGACTTAACATTTGCAGCTATGCTTTCCAGCTTATCAGTATATCCGTGGTAAACATCAATCTGCTGGTCAATATAATGCCCCAAATCCATACTGCCTGTATCAAATAGGGATTTAATATCCTTTATCTTGTCAGACATTTCAGTGGTCAGACCTTTAAATTCAGTATTGATTTTCTTAGTAGCCGCCTCGAGATTAGCCTGCGCTTTGTATACAGATACTACATCCTCCACGGCCTCATTGTGTGCCAGATTATTCGTAAGAGACGATTTCTTGAACTTCTCTATGTCATCGTTAATTTTACGCAGGTCATCGCTGTATTGCACATCGGCTTTGATAGTAAAATCCTGGGACAGGTCTGCGCGGAGCAGTTCTGTTTTAGACCGCATATCCGCTAAAGCATCATCAGCGGATTTTTTTAATTTCTCAGTTACACGCTTGTAATAATCGCTCAGAATTGACTCCAAACGAGTAGTATCTATTCCTCGGTTTTTAGCCTCCTCAATGTCCTTATAATACTTCATATACTCATCATCTAGTGTAGCGATGGCCTGAGCATAGGAACTCTCCGTTTCTTTTTTCAGTTTTTTGTTAAGGTCATGCCAATCTTTATCAATCTTTTCTGCCCATTTTTGCGCTTCCTTAGCGGCTTTTTCGGCTGCAGAAGTTCCGGTACTGCGACCTCTTGAAGACCTCCCACCACCAGTGCCACCAGTGCCACCAGTGCCAGCACTACTAGGCGATATTTCTTTTCGCCACATAGATGTACCGCCACTGCCAGCAGGGCCGCTTTTAATCTTTGTAGCATCAGTAATGCCCTTTTTTATTGCATCGAAATTTGCATTAAATTTAGCGGTGATATTAGACACTTTCTCAGAAATAAAATCTACGATTCCAGAGGCATAGCCACTCAGCTCTTTGAGTATCCCCAGTATTCTATCAACAAACCACTGTACCTTGGAAAGGATGGTGTTTGCAATAGCGTTCCATATTGAGTTTAGTGAACTTTGTAAGCCCTCGAAAGCTGCACAGAAATAGTCTATATAGCTGCCTATGATACTGCTGGAGTCGTTTGCAGTGTCCTCAGTACCACCAACGATTAGATTATACAGGCCGTCTGCAAAATCACCGGCAATGGATAAAACTCCGCCAAGTGCCAGCTCAAACAGTGTACCAATAGCGTCAGCAAAACCTTCTAGCGCTGTGAGAACAGAATCTGTAATATTAGAAATTCCGTCAAACAGCTCTCCGATAGCGTCTATGAACCCAGCAAATGCCTCAATAACTGCCTCAATTACATCAGCTACAAATTCAAATGCAGGAGATAATGTATCAGCAATCGTATCAGATAACTCATTCAAGGATTCATTGGATTCGTTGGCAACATACATCAATTCATTAGCTATCTTATCTGCGACAAAGGTTATCGCTTCTGAAAGTACATCCAAAAAAGTTTTTGTTCCGGCTAGTGCTGCTGAAAATGCAGTAATAAAGCTGCTTCCCTCACCCAATGCGGTTTTAAAACCATTAATAGATGCTTGAAAATTTATCAGGGCAATACCTATATTAGCAATGGCAGATAGCGCAGACCATATAACTTCAGCGAGGCCACTTACAGTCTGTTTTAGAGTCTGCCATACGATTAACGCACCGTTAATAACTTCCACTCCCAGCATATTCTTTAGGGTAGCCCCCAAACCAATATCATTAATGCTGTTTACCGTGTCAGCCATAAAGTCCCTAACCTTTGACAACGGTTCCTTAAGTGCTTCAAATAGGGGTTCACCAATATCACCTAAAATATAAGCTATATCGTCCTTTACTGTGGCCAGCATTCCCGTAAAAGAATCGGATAGGGCTTTTGAGGAACCCGCAAACTGCTCCTGCATTCCTTCAACCAAAGCCTCTGCTACCTTACGACCGCTTATATTCTGATTTCCCAGATTAGCTGCCTGGTCAGCAGTCAATCCGAGTTTGTTTTGTAAAATCTCATATGGATTTACACCAACTTCAGCCAGCTGCATCATTTCTTCTGCACTTGCCTTAGCCTTGACAGCGGTCTGACCTAATGCTAGACCAATTCTGTCAATCCCCTCCTGTCCTTTGCCCAGAGCAGCAGCCGCATTAGCAGAAGCCTCTAACGCATCCTGAGCACCTTTAGCAGAAAATCCCATTGCTACCAATCTCTTACCGGCATCTGCAAGTCCGGGAAATTCGAAAGGTGTATTTGCTGCTAATCTGTGTAACTTACGAAAAGTTGCCTCTGCATCGTCAGCATTGCCTAGCAATGTAGTGAGAGCAATTTTTGTAGTTTCCATCTGTGCGTTATAATCTATAAATGCACTTTTTCCAGCAGCTATGACTCCGCTTAGAGCCTCAAATCCTGTCTTAACTAATTCAACAGTTGAAAAGAGGCCGGTCATGACATTGCCCAGATTGCCCATATCTCCAGCTACATCTGAAAGCACACCGCTTAATTTATTTTCACCTAAAATACGGACAATTATGTTTTGGTCAGCCATTTTTATTCACCGCCTCTTTCAAATGCTCGTGCTCTAAAGCTCTGATTTTTGCAAACAACGACGGACTAATTTCTACTCCTAGAATGTCTGCTACTGTACACATGGATTGATAGTTTAATCCAGTAATACCGCCAAATGTGTAATTATACTGTGTCTGTACATTAGTGTACAGATACCATGCCTCATAGTTTTCAGGCAACAATTCGGGGCACTGATTCTCACAATCCACACATGGAGGGGTAGCCCCACGCTTTCTAAACTCCTTTAAACAGATTTCTTGACAATACTTCTTTGACGGGGAGTTCTGCCACCGATAGAAGCTTAGGAGTTTTTTACCTCCTGCTCCTTACCCAGCATAGACTGTGTAACTGTATTCTTAGCAAGGTTGAGAACCTGATAATACGGAAGCTCGTCAATCCCTTCAACATCGGAGTACTTCAAATCAATGATGAAGTCCACCAGGTCCATAGATTTTGTGGCATCCAAATTGTTCAGCATGGGGTTCAATCCAGCCTTATTCAATGCTTTCATGTCTTTTCGATTTAAATATCTTACTTCAATATCCATTAATATTTCCTCCTTAATATTCCTCTACGCTATTTGTCAATTCGATTACGATTGAGGACTTATCCACGCTATTCTTGTAGTAAGCCACAAAATCTATATCGACGGATACACCTGCAGGACCACTTATGGCAGGTGAGGTACGAGAGATTTGGGCCTCGTCCATTTTAATAACCAGCGAATCACTTGAATTAGTCAGCGCCAACTCCAAATCAATAGGAGTAGCATCTATTCCTTTTTGCAGTAACTCAGTGTCTGTAAACAGACTGTGGATTGTGCCACTTACCTGCACAAGTCCTTCAGGAATTGCACCTCTGCCTTTGTGTCCCAGGGTGTAAATGCTGTCATCCAGCCCCATATCCAGCTTTAGGTCAAGAGTGGATACATTAGCTACCTTGGAACCATCAACTTTAAGCTCACATGCAAAATTATTCAATCTGCTAAGCTTTGCCTCAGTAGCAGCCTTATCATACTGCTCGGAACTTATAACCTCATCGCAGCCCAGCAGATCCATATCAGCAGTAAGCTCACCATCATCACCGAATGTGCAAGAGAAGCTTCCTATCTTGACACCGGTGTATGTAAAGTACTGCCCAATATCAGGAAATTCCTTTGTTATGCAGAGGCTCGGCTGGTTATTCGTAATTGAAAATACGTGTTTGTACTTGCCAGTGTCGCTGTCTTCTGTCGTAGCAGGTGCATTGAAAATTCCTTTCAGCCACTGGCCTATAGCAGTGCTGTCCACCGGAATAGTCACACTACCGCCTGCGGTTACATGACCTCTAGCGGGCTCGACTGCATTTCTGGTACCTGTAATGGTAGCCGGATTAATCATAGTTTGCTCGCTGGCAAGTTCCAACTTATTGAATGGCATTATCTTACCGGCCTTTGTGGTTGGTATTTCATTAAACGATGTTTCCTCATCGAGGACCAACCTAGTAAAATATCCTCGTGACAGCTGCATGTTAACTCCTCCTATTCACTGTATGTTATATCAAGTGACATTCGCGAACCGACCAATGGTCTTTTTGCGTCACCGTCACTAATTATCTCGCCTACATTGCAAGAAAGAATACTGAAATCATCAGTATTTCTGTTGACTAGCCAGGACTTTAGGGATTCTATCATTTTATCCTCCTGCTCAGCCAATTTGCCATAACCATTATAGATATCTGTGGTATCGTCACGAACCCAGTTTTCTATCAATAGATTTACGGTTCCCTGCATATCCTCGTGGAGGCTTTTCAAGGGTGAAATTGACTCCCCATCGCGTATTAGGAAAACCACTCCGTCATTAGCATAGTCAGCTGGTTCCAGAGCACCAACAATAACATGAGGGGCGACACCGGCAAATGCCTCTTGTAGTTCTTTCATAATTTCAAGCCAGACCACAGTATTACCCCCTAAGAAGCTGAACAGAGCCAAATAAGATAGTATTCCTGCTATCGCCTAACAGCATTTCCTTACTTATCTGCGGCTCTAATGTTTTAACCATTGTCGTATAATATTCTAATTTTTCGGACCAGCTATCACGAGAATCACTACCTCGGGTTGACAGACTAGCTGAATATGACTTTGCGAGGCACACGAATAAACATAGCTTCGCTTTGCATAATTCCTTTAACTTATATGGAGCTGGTGTCACAATGCTCTCTAACCCCACTCCTGCAACACTCATTACAAAATCATTGGCGTACTCTTCTAAATCCTGTAAGTACTTATTAGTAACTACTTCCTCACCAAGAATATTAGTAGAAGTAGTATTTGCTGCTTTCAGTACTGGATACACCAGCTCATCCCTAATATCACTGATAGCTATTATCAAACCTAAGCACCTCCTGTGAATACACCGGCGATATGTCTATTGAAGATAGCCTGTATCTCTGTGCGTGAATCATTCAACGCTTTATAGAGAAACTGGTCAGGCTTGGTTCCTGGGTGGTGCACTTTTTTTGCAAATACAAAACCTGATCTGCCAGCCCACCTAAGACATTTTCGCTTTTTAGGAAAAATGTCATGAGGAGCTGTCCCCTCATGAACAAACCCTGCATAGAACGCGGTGCGCTTATCCAGGAATATAGCTGCCTGCGCTTCCTGGATACTTGCAACAACAGCTCTTTCAAGATTGCCTGTTCTGGATATGAACCTGTGTCTTTTTTGTGCTCTCTCCTGAACAAGTACAGCAGATTCTCTTATAGAGCGCCTTACGGCCTCTTTAGCATTATCGGGAGCAACCTTAAAAGCTAGTAAAGCCTTGTTATCAAATTCAAGTTTTATCTCCATTAGCAGCACTCTTTCTTGAAGATGTTTTTGTTTTTGCCGTTGCCTCAGTAAAACCATTTGCTAAATACCTGTCAACATCACAGGCATTAACAATAATCGGCTCTTCATTCTCATCATATAATGTGATAGTCTTCATACAAACCTCCGTTATGAATAAAAAGGACGACAGTTGCCTGCCGCCCATGTTGATTCAGAAAAACACGCTCTTAACCGAGAAGAACGCAAGCAAGTTCAGGGGTAAGAGTTGTGAACCCAAACAAACCATCAATTGAAATAATATCCTGCTTCTTAGTCATATCGTAACCATAAGCCACTCTCAAACCAAGGCCATTGTAGGATACATTGGAAACATTGGTCAGTCCCATAGGTCTGGCCAGCTGACGGGAAACAAGACTGAACGCATTGCGATGGAATGCCATATTCAGCGTATGATTTCCTACAAGGGTAACGGCACTGTTCTGTGCAATACCTGCATCTACAGCAGGATAAACATTCACAGAAGCACTGTGGGAAGCAATGGTAGCATCCGCAGTTACGACAAACTGCTGGGAAGAACCTGCTACAGTGAGCAATGTACCCTTTTTGATAACACCCTCAATAGCAGAATCAGTAACAGCAATTGTAGTTGCACCAGCCTCTACAGTATCTGCTACTTTCAAGCCAGCTGCAGCCGTAGTAATGCCGGAAACAAAATTTTCGATATTCTGGTCCATGTAGCAGCTAAAGCCGAACTTCGTCCCCAGCTCTGCGTTACGAATCGCTGCATCAGTTCCAGAAGCATCAACACGGTTGAATGCATCCAGTTCCAGCAGCTTGGCATCTGCAGCGGTATCCAAAACGAGATTACGCCCAGCCATTGGCACCTTGTTGTCATTCATCTTCTTACGCAGTGCAGTAATGCTGGCAACAGCGCTAGGTGCACTTCCAGCAATGCCTACATGATATGGAATCTCAAACATCAGCTTAGCCAGCCGAGAGTCAATATCCTGAGCGAATGCCTGCATTGCCGGAACAATAAACTGCTGGCTAAAATCAGAAATGCTCAGAGTCATTTCCTTAGTAGTTACCGGAAAAGAAATGTCCAAAAGAGTGTCCAGCTTAACAGGTACACCGCTTTCCTTGACATTCTGCAGCTCAATCCCCGTTCCCTCATCAAACTCTTTCACCTTAAAAGTGTTAGGCTTGCGAACAGTAATTGTGTCGCCAGAGGAACCGGTAAAATCGTTGGAATAATCCTTGTTTACAAGATTGCCCAAAACAAGGTTGTTTTCCAACTGCATAAGAGCTTCCTGTGCAATAAGCGCAGGTGTTAATAAAGTATTTCCCATAGAGTATCATCCTTTCCTGTGTAAAAATTATATAATCTTACCTTCGGCACGAGCCTTACGATACTCAGCCGGAGATAGAGTCTCATAATCAACATTGCCACCAGAAGAGCCATTGAAACCACCGCCAGCACCGGATATCTGACGATTAGCCCGATAATCGGGGTATTTAGTCAAAAAGGCTTTTACACCCTCGTCAACAGTCACCTCAGAACCATCATCTTCAACATAGATAACACTGTCATCGTCAAGCACTTTAATGTTGCCCATCATCAATCGTGATGTGATAGCCGGATTGAGTGCTTTGTTGACTTCAAGAGCGGTCCGCAAGGCCATTTCCTTAATCATGCCCTGACGCTTAGTCTTCTCAGTGGATGCCTGCTTTTCAAATTCAGCACTCTTATCAGATAAGGTCTTGTAATTTCTTTTCATTTCATTGAGCTGGCTTTTCAGAGTCGCAATATCTGCAGTAGACTTATCATTCTTCTGCTGCTTCTTTTTGATTTCCTCCAGAGCCTCATCCAAATTGGAGGTATCCAGTGGCAAACCAATAAAGTCAAACAGCTTATTGTAATTACCGGTCAGCGTTTCCTTGTCAGCGGTCAAATCACTAACCTTAGCAGTTAACTCTTTCACCAGCTTGATATTATTATTCGCATCTTTCAAAAGGTTGTTAAAACCGGTTACAAATTCCTCGCCTCCCTCCACATTTTTCAGTGCAGCAATAATTTCTTCTTTTGTTTTCATTGTTCATTCCTCCTAAAAACTCTTCTCCTAGCAAGTGGATTGGTAAAACCTCCCCATCCTCTTAGAACCTCTTGCCAATCTTTCCCGCGCCTATACTCTTCAAGACCTTTCACACCAAACAACGCGATTTTCTCCTTTGTAGTTAAGCTATCTATATAGTCATGTACTAGCTTTGGATTCGGACTTCTGTTTGGATTTACCTGCCAGATAAACACAGGAAGTAGATGACATCTACAATGCGGATGCAGAGGTATGGTCGGCATATATTTTTTTGGATATAGCCCCTTGCCGTAACCTATATCAGCATTAGCGCATACATCGCATTGGTCATGTATGGGGTGATTGGAAGACAACTCCCATCTGTAGCCCCATACATCGGTATCATCACCGTACCTAGCAATATATCCCTCAAACCAAGCTCTTGCGGTTTCGGTTCTTGCTATGCGTTCAGCTTGATACCGGCTCTTCTCTTCCAGGGCCACTTGTATTGCCTTGTTGATGGTTTCACCCTTATATGATTCTAGAGATGTCAATAGATTCTGATATGAAACTCTTAGCGCATCGGTTTTCAGTTCATTTACATGTTTTTTCAGTTTGTCTATGTCCTGAATTATTTTTTCCTTATCCGAATTATCACCTATGATAGCTAACGACACATTTCTGGTCATTCTACCAAGGTACTGCGGAATTTCCGCTTTAGGGATTAGCGTACCTCTTCCATATCCATCATACAGCTTTCGGGTAATATTTATGGCTGAGTCTGCATTCAGTAGACCTGCTCTCACTGTGTCCCTCACACACTGTATTGTATAAGCAGACATGCTGTATAACCTTTCGGACAAGTTAACTCCATCCGTTGTCCACACCTGGTCAACGAATTCCTCGTCTACCCTGTCCTGTATTCCTATCTCCGCAGCATCAATCACAGCGGAAATAGTTATTTTTCTATTGGAATAGTCAAACCATTTGAGTGCTAAAGCTATTGAGGTATCCAAATCTTTACCCTCAGCCAGAGATTCAACTATCTTTTTCTCTGTTTTGATAGCCAATTTTCTGAACTCTTTAGAGTATTTTTCTAGTACCTTTTCAAGCTTCTCACTAAGGGTGTCGTCATCACTCTTCAATTTTGCCATTGTTAATTCTTTCCTTTAGCTGCTTTTGAGATAACTCCGACATTAAACGATCTGTGGCATTATTGCGGATTTCATTAATGACCGCATCGTACTCATCATCAGGAATACCAGTAAGATAAGCCTCAACAGCCTTTATCCTGGCCTGCTTATTAAACTCAACACCAACATTCAATTCAAGTGCTCTAGCAACATTGTCTAGCTCTGATGCAATGTCAACAATGCCAAAATCACGGGGATAGATAACTTTGTAATCAATTTCCTCTCCAAAATATGCAGACCAGTATTTCATGATTTTTTTCTCTGCTACTTCCAGATTTTCTGCCATATCGGCAAGAACCTGATTGGTGTTTTCGAAGTCCCACTGCTTAGCCACACCGCTTGCTTTGGTTTCAACTGCGGTCACAGATGATAAACTTGCCTGCCTGTACACATCGTCAATCAACCTTTGAATTTCGGACTGCAGCAGCTGAGCCTGTGATGCCTCCGGTGCAATAAAAAATGGTCGCGCTCCAACCTCGCCATCAAACAGCAACATATCGTTAGTGCCAACCTTAATGCTGGATAGTGCTTTATCAATAGGCACTCCCTCAGTTACCGGATAACACAGAATAGAAAAGGCCTGATTCCTTAACAACTCTCGCAACTCACTCGACAGATTGTAAATGGTCAGATTAGTTCTGGCTATGGATATCATAGGTGACAGTGGTAGCAAATCACCATTTTCATGCTCAGTACCAAATACGGGTACCACTGGAATAAAACCTAGGTTATTTTTTCCTTTTTCTACAACACCATCATGCCGTGTTACCTGCCAATCGGTAGGAGTCCATTTCCAGGTATCGGTATCCATCATCACCTTATAGCCAGCAAAAGACTTACTGTAAGTAGAACCACACTTAAACTCAATCTCTCTGATGATACCGCTACTATCACATTTATAATCGGTTACATTTTCAGGCTTGATGATATAGAGATATGGGTACTGCCGTTTTTCAATAGCTGACTTCTGTCCCGCTTCAATGGTTCTGTCATTATCTACAAAAACGAAAACAGAACCGTATAACTTAGCCATTCGACAGCACTGCTTCATAAAGCTATTCATTGTATTACCAAAGCGGTCAACATCTTGTTGAAAGTCACCTATGATGCTGTTACCACCACCCCAGTCCCTTGCAATTTCTTTGCGGAAAATCGGATTGGTCAGCGAATCGACAACAGGCTTTACGAAGTTTGAATAGTAACTTAGCCTTCTTCTTCGCAACAGCTTATCTGTGTCCTCCCTGGGGTGCGGTATAATATAAGTACCTTCAAGGTAGCCGCCTCCCCCTGTGTATGAGTCGTACAGAAAATCATAATCATATATAGATACAGTTTCCAAAGTATCACCTACTACAAATTTACCACAAATTTACATTTCTCGAAGTAACATCCTTCTCATTTCTCATAATTCCAGAACAGCCATACCTTACAGCGTCTATAGCATGATTATTAACATCAGGATAGCAGGAAATAAAGCTCCCGTCTTTATTCCTTGCATACTCATACTTAACAAATTCTTTGTAGGTGTTAGGGCAACGCTCTTTGTCAATATAGATGTTCCGTCTTTCCTGCAACCACTTTATACCATATGCGACACTATCAGGGCCTTTTTTAGCCCCCATCATGTTGACTCCATAGTTTTTAAAAGACTTTATTGTCCTTGGCTCAGCAGAATCACCTATAACCAACCCTCTGCCTGCCTTGCTCTTTATCTCCTCTGCAGCTGGCTTGGTATCATAGCTGTATTTGTAAATTTCATCAAAGATGTATAGGTCCTCGTGCTTTTTATCATAGTGCATAGCCACAAAAGCCAAAGGATCTACAGCAAAACCGAAGTCGCAACCGTAGTACAGACGGTCAAAAAGCTGTATTTTGTTGTCTGGCATTCTCATGTCATGCACATTATCAAATACATCACCTCCAGAACCAATAACCTCACCTAGATACTCATGTCGCCACAGCTCTTCTCTTTTCCTTTTCAGCTTTTCAGCTTCAGCAATGAATTGTGGGCCTAGCCACTCTTTAGGTATCTGAGTGTAATTCGTGTGGAGTACAAGTCTATCTGAGTCGTTAAACAGCACTTCTTCATTTACCCAGTTGTCGCGGCTCTTTGGCGGATTGTAAGAATAAAAACACCAAGAGGTATCTCCGCCGCGCAGTAATGACTGGTTGAGGTTTCGTATTTCTTCCATGCTGTCAAACTGGTCCAGCTCCTCATACCATGTAACACCTACATAGCCAAAAGCTGGCTTTATGGACTTGACTTTCTGTTTATCATCAATACCACGGAATATTATTTTCTGCCCTGTATCTTTGTATGTAAGCTCTAAAGGACTGGTTTTAGCTCTCCATAGGTGCATTACTCCAAGTTCCTCAATAGCCCACAAAATCTGATTATAAACAGAATCGCGCAGTGTTCGACCTACTTTACGCATAATAACAGCGTGTACGTCCCTGTTCTTCGGTTGCATTAGCAATAAGGGTATCACTTCGCTGATGGTAGTGGATTTTGCACTGCCTCGACCTCCTGGGAGCCAGTAATGTGTGTGACCATGCTCCATGACATCAAAAAACCAATCGTCATAGCATGGTGCTATCTTATCTGCAATATTTACTTCCATGCCACAACTCCTTGCAATAAAAAAGCACTCACATTTCTGCAAGTGCTTTATCATGCTTTCCTGTTAAATACAAAACTAATAGGGCTGTCTTTTGCAGTCTCCTTTTTCTTCTCTGCCTGCTTCTCTGCTAGCTTATTCCTGGACTCAATAGCCCGCACTACTTTTTCCTGTACTTTGGTCAGTGCTTCCTCTATGGCAATAATCTTGTCTACTAGAGCCTGCCTGCACTTTGTTTGCTCCTTTAAAGATGGATTGTCAGGACTGAATCCAGCTTCTATAGCGATGTGAGATATTTCCTCAGTAATCATGTCCCTGTCTGCTCTGACTGCCTCTAAAAGCTCAAACATCCTCTTCTGCCTCACAAGCATTAGGCCAATTTCAAAGTCTAGTAGCTTTATAGGATCCTTGTCATAGTTAAGCAGCATATGAGTTTCTTCAGGTGATAATGTAGAAATATCAATTTTAGAGTAGGCTCCTGTTTTCAGTCCGTTCTGTGAACCCTTAGGTGCTCCATGCCCTTTTGCATTCTGATTGCCTTTTACTCCACCGCCTAGCCGTTTAGACTTCTGCACCCAGCCATTATCCCGCCAGCGTGCAATGGTACCAGCTGTCACACCGACTTCTCTTGCCAGTCTGCGGATTGGAATTTTACCCTTGCTGTCCTTCCAAATCTGGCAGGCTTTATTAAAGGCTTCTACTTTATAGTCTGCCAAATCTACACCGCCTTAATCCTTAACCAGTTTTAAAAATTCCTGTGTGTACAAAAAGTTATCAAACAACCCTTTCTTGCTTATTGTGACAGTCTTTGCACCTGGCTTTTTAATCCCTCTTGCAGTCATGCAGGAGTGATTAGCTTCAATCCTGACAATGACATCTTCACCAACAATCTTCTGCAGGACTTCCAAAATATCAGTCCCAATTCTTTCTTGTAACTGTAACCTCTTACAGCACATGTCAACAATTCGTGCTATCTTTGAAAGCCCAATAACTTTACCTTTGCTAGGGTAGTACCCAACACTGATTTTCATATCATAGATTAAAGCAAGGTGGTGTTCACAGTAGCTAAAAGCTTCAATATCCTTTACTACAACCATATCATTAGACTGACAGTCAAAAGTCTTACCGTACATCTCTGCCAGCTGGTCATTTGTGTACTGCATACCTTCCCATACTTCACCTAGCATTTTCACTACTCTTTTTGGTGTTTCCTCCATGCCTGGTCTCCTATCAGTGTCTACACCAAAGCAGGATAGGAGCTGCTTTACTGCAAGCTCCGCTTTTTCTACATCGGCCATTTTCTAAACACCTCTTTTCTCAGGATCCCAAATATACTTGTGAAGCTGCAGCTGCAACCGCCAATCAAATTTCTCGTACTTAGGCCGTTTCATAAAGTCCACAATTTCAGCAGGTGTAATCTTGCCAAACACTGGTGATAAATACACATTTCCTTTCAACCTGCTCAGGAAGAAATGTGCATAAACATCGGCAGCCTCCTCTAAATCCTCTACACTGCCTACCACAAACTTTACTACATCTTTAGCCCGTACCTGCTCAAAATTAGGCAGGTACATACTTCCATTCATGCCGGAAGATTTACACTTGTAATCCAAAGTGAAGAATACATTGCTGAATCTCAGATAATCATTTATTGGCATGGAGCCGTTGCTCTCAATATTTACCTCATGGTACAAGTGCTGTAAATTATCTAATGCTGTCAGCAGACTTGGTAGTGTCTTATAATGCATAAGAGGTTCACCGCCAGTAATCGTTACATTCTTACATCTGATATTATCTAAAATATCCTGCACCTGTGTAACTTCGCAATCCTTAGGTATTTCCTGTGCATAGGCTGTGTCACAATAGGAGCAGTACAAATTACAGCCATTCAGACGGATAAAAGTAGCAAGCTGTCCTGCTCTTTTACCCTCGCCCTCTATGCTGTCAAAAATCTCATTAACTAAGAATCCCTGGTCAGGTATTGTCATAAATGGCAACATTGCCCTCACTCTCCTGTACTTTTACTCTCACACAATTCGGTACTTTGCCGCAAACCCACTTTGCTATATTTTCTGCTGTAGGATTGCGCAGTAACACATCATTCAAATACTGATGGTCAAGCTCTTGCTCAACGGTATTTTTGATATGCTTAAAGTCAACCACCATGCCCTGCTCATTAAGCTCTTTAGCTTGACAGGTTATTTCAATTATCCAGTTATGACCATGCAGTCTAGTGCAGGGACTCTGATAATCAAGTGCCAGCTTATGGGCTGCCGATATTTCTAATCTTTTTGTTACTGTGTACATGCTTAAACCTCCAATGCAGGGTCCTTTACTCCATTAGCTTCAAATGCCTTGGCTCTGTCAATGCAGGTGCCACAAGTACCACAAGGTCTATCTCCACCCTCATAACAGCTCCATGTTAAGCGGTATGGTGCTTTAAGCTGTATCCCCAGCTTAACCACTTCTGCTTTATTGAGATAAATCAGCGGAGCCTCTAACCGACAGGTAAATCCACTGCCTGCATAAATAGCTCTATTCATGCTCTTAAAAAACTCAGGTGTGCAATCGGGATAAGCCCTGCCTGCTGCATCATCAGCGTGTGCACCATAATAAATAACCTCAGCTCGCACAGAAACAGCTATAGAGGTTGCGTAGGCCAGCATAAGACCGTTTCTAAATGGTACATAGGTGTCTACCGTACCACAATCCCCCATCTTAGCCAGCTGTTCAGCATAGGACTCATGCTTGATTTCTTTATGCGAGCTAGCCAATAGCGGGCAGTCACTTAATCTAAAAGCCTCTGACAAATCGGCTTCCATGTGATTTACCCTGTAATAGTTTGCTACTGCTTTTGCACTCTTGATTTCTTTTTCGTGCTTCTGTCCGTAATGTACAGACAGGGCCAGCACATTATTATTGCCATATATAGCAACGGCTTTTGCTAGGCAGGTAGTAGAGTCAATACCACCGGATAGCAAAACTATTGCCTTATACTCTGACTTCATTTGAAAAACCTCCACTTTCCTTGACATACTCCCACCTAAGAGGTGGAAATCTTCTGGCTAAAAAGATAAAAATATTCATATTTATTTCTACCTTACAAACAACCTACAGCCCATTTCTGAAATTTAACCCACTCTTTGAAATTGTGTGTGGCAACTGCTACAGAATCTTTCATCCTGGTGCCCTCGGGCTTGCGAATCTGCACCATCTTTTTACCATTAAATTTATACAAGTATCCAAACCTGCACCCTGCCAGCCATGCAGTACTGTCAACGCTGTTAAAATGACACATAGGCAGCCATTTCATGTTGATGAACCCCAGCCCGTGAATCTTAGCTTTTCTTCTGTGTGCCTCTGCTATTAACTTAGGTAGCACATGGTAATGCTTTGGCTCTATTTCCTTGCTCACAATACCACCTATGGCAACATAATCATGCTCCTCACACATTTTTTCAAATTCATATTTTCCTCTGGACCTATGCCATACTGGGATGCACTTCTTTCCAGTTTCCCTATTTATGTACTCTCTAAGCTCCAGCACTTTCTTATAGCCCAAAACGCAATCAACATCCATTTCAAAAAAGTGCTTTATATTATTCTCATTGACGTAAGCAATATATTTGTCTACATAGGCCGTGAAATCTGCTTTTGTGTACTGCTTAGTACCCTGCATAAAAGAAAAAGCACCTGAGTCCAGCATGTAGAATGGATAATATTTTAGTAACTTAGTGGAGTCAGGTGTTACCTGCACAAAGCTCTCCAAGATAAAAGGTGCTAAACTTTTTCTCATATTTTCCTGTTTATCTTTTCTTGTTGGATCCTGGCCTGCTAAACAAATATTCACTCTACTCTCACCACCTGCTAAACTTAAAGCAACGTCTAATTTTTTTTTGTTGTGACAAGCTACCCCTGCCAGCTAAACACACTATCATGGAACAAAGCTTTTCCCGCAGTGCGGACATATCACTTCATCTTCTGACGCAGCATCTGTGGTAATATCCTCATCTGCCTCGTCCTGTGACTGCTCCTTGGCAGGTGAATCCTCAAAGAAATCACCATACCCCTCAGAGGCAGGCATGTCGAATTTAAACTCTGACATATCAAAGTCCATAGCCTGCAGCTCTGCAATTTCAGCATCCAGCTTTTCAAAGTCCCAGCCACTCAGTTCAGAGGTCTTATTATCGACCAGTCTAAAGGCCTTTACCTGTTCCGGTGTCAAATCTTCCTTTCTAATAACTGGTACTTTTTCGAGTCCCAGCTTCTCAGCAGCCAGCAGTCTAGTATGACCATTAATAACCACATTGTCACTGTCCACAACAATTGGATTTGTGAAGCCAAATTCCTTAATACTTTTGGCTACTGTATCAACTGCCTGCTCATTGTTTCTAGGATTGTTAGCATAAGGAACCAAGTCCTTTACTGCCATAGCAATTACTTTTACCATGTTTTCACTCCTTAAATTTACGCAACGAAAAAGGACAGAACTCTTTACAGCTCTGCCCTTTTTCGTGAATGAGAAACTACTAATATTTAGGGGGTAAAGATTATGCGCGAGACACCTCTCTACCTGAGGACATGATATATTATATCACACTTGACACGAAAATTCGGAAGTTTTTTCACATTTTTTTATAAAAAATATATTTCCTCCTCAGCAGCTTTCCCAAATAGCAATACTGCGAGTCTTTTCTCTGCCTGCCTTGCCTGCATACGTACCCATCTTGATGTTATGTGCATTTCCTTAGAAATCTCAAGGGTAGACAGGTGTCTGAAATACAGCTTAGATATTAACACTTTATCCTCTGTGTCCAGCTTGCCAATACCCCGAAGCAGATTAGACAAAAATGATTTTACTAAGTTTGCTTTGTCCTGTAAATCTGCTTTTTCACTCTTTAACTTCATTCTCCTGCTTGCGGCCCTCTCAACAGGGGTAAGCTCAGAACCTCCTCCCTGCTCCAGCCCATATGTCGTTGTCTTTATGCTTTCATCAGCAAGTTCCAAATCTATCTCGTCACATCTGGCAAAAGCCTTTTCTACATAATCCATATACTTGTTATAGTTATCAAGGTAACTCCTGGTCAGCTTGACATAATCATTTGAATTTAAGACACACATAATACTAGCCTCCTGCATACTCTTTTATTCTTGCTTTTACTGCTTCAAGCATTGAGTCCTGACTTTTGCCCTTACTCTCCAATGCCCTCATAACATCCTCGTCAATAGTACCCTCTGCAATTAAATGATGTATCACTACTGCATGCTCTTGTCCTGACCTGTGCAACCTCTTATTTGCTTGCTGATAAAGCTCTAGGCTCCATGTCAGTGAATACCAAATAGCAGTATATCCACCAAATTGCAGATTAAGTCCATGCCCTGCCGAAGCTGGGTGCACTAACAGCATTTTTATCTTGCCTGCATTCCAATCTTCTATATCTTCACTGGTTTTCAGTTCGCGTGCATATGGGAAATTTTTCTTAAGCTGAACAAGGTCGTGATTGAACCAGTAGAAAATTAAATAGCTTGTATGTTCGTTTAACTCAACCAATTCTTTCAAAGCCTGTATTTTTTCATCATGCAGGTGTACTATTTCTCTATTCTCATTGTAAATACAGCCATTTGCAAGCTGCAATAATTTACCTGTCACTACACCAGCAGAACCTGCTGTTAGAACGTCGTTTGCAACTTCTAGTACATAATCCTTTTCCATCTTTTTATACATGGCTCTATCACGCTCTGACAGCTTCACAGGCACTTTGTTATATATCACCTCCGGTAATTTTAAATAATCTTTTGATTTCATGCTTACACAAATATCATTTATTCTGCGCAGTATCTCTTTATCAGCTCCATCATTAAGACACCACTCATATGTCACATAGCCGTTGCCCCTGCCAGGTGTGTAAAACCTTCTTCTGAAAGCCGTAATCGTTTTGCTAAGCCTTTCTCCCATATCCAGTAGATACATCTGACTCCACAAATCCATCAAGCCGTTAGGTGATGGCGTGCCTGTAAGCTCGACGATTCTTTTTATCAAAGGCCTTACTTTTCTCAAGTCTTTAAACCTTTCAGATTTTGGGGATTTAAAGGAAGATGATTCATCAATGACTACCATATCAAAATCCCAGTCTTTTTTGTATAGATTTACCAGCCACGACACCATTTCCCTGTTAATAACATAAATATCAGCAGCTGCTCTTAATGCTTCCATACGCTGCTTAGCACTGCCTACAACGATGGATAACTTTAAATCCTTAGTGTGGTCCCAGTTTTTCACTTCGGCAGGCCATGTACTTTTGGCTACTCTTTTTGGTGCAATTACCAGGACTTTGCTTACCTCAAAATAATCATACATCAAATCCTTAATTGCTGTAAGAGTGACCACTGTTTTGCCTAACCCCATATCAAGCATAAGAGCCAAAGCAGGTTTTTCAATTACCTGCTCCACTGCATATGCCTGATAAGGTCTAGGTATGAACTTCATTACACATTACCTCCTTTCCCTATTTTTATTTTTAAGCTAGTATAAGCTGATTTAAACCACCATTAACAACTTCTGTATATAATTTTGCCCTGCAACTATTCTTCGTCGCTGTAATCAGCTCCTATCATTTATAATCACCAGCTTGCAGAAATCATCAACCTCAGCTTTCGTGGAAATCACTCCTGCCCACACATTGTGACTTTTCAACTTTTGTATACACATGGTTTGTAACTTCCTGATTTTGCCTCCAGGTCTTTTCAACTCCACAAAATACACCTTTCCTGTTTTGGATATAATGACTCTGTCTGGTACTCCTACATTTCCTGGCGACACGAACTTAAAAACTAGACAACCTTGGTCAATAAGTTTATGTCTAAAATACTTTTCTATGTCTTTTTCCAGCACTTTTACTATCCTCCGGTATCAACTTTTACCATGCAAATGTTCTCAGCAATTACAGCAAAGCCTTGATTTACAAGGGTTTCTAATTAAAAAGAACATATGCATTGTAAAAATTAAGAAAAAACTCCATAATTTTTTATATGGCTATTTTATTATTAATCAGGTAGATTATATAACAAAAGCTATATATCACATTTGTATTCCCCTTTTTCCTGTATACATACTCTTATAGAAAATGTATGTCTTTTTACACGGCATATGTTCTAAATGTAGTATTTATATGGTGTTATGTGCTGTTCGACAAACACTTGCATTGTAAAAAATTATATTGACTTTTTGACGTTATCGTGTAAATCTAAAAAAAGTCCACCCTATGTATACATTTCATAATAGAAATGGCCTTAAAATAGTAAAAGTGCTTTTTACTTTTACACCGCAAATGTTCGGTGTTCGGTTTATTTTTAACTCAACATTTCTTTCATGTTTTCCTCCTCTGTAAAAGCTGCATCTTTTTCAGTTATATAAGACCTTTGCTGCCCGTAGGCTTTACCAAAAGATACATGCCTTTGTCCATTTTTATACAGATGAAATTCTTCCAGCTGGTCAAGTGCGCCTCGAATCTCTTTTCTTTTGTAATTAGGAAAATCGCTAGGCTTGTTGCCTAAAAGCTCACACCATACCTCAATAGGACTTATTCTTGTCCTTTCCATGCTGTCCTCTTCGTCTACCTCAAAAGCTGTACCTCTGAAATAATTCTGCCTTGTTGGTAAATCAAGCTGATACCAGTTTTTTGGAATCCTGACCTTGACAAACTCCTGAATCATGCCAAGCAGTGTATCTTCCTCGGTGAAAGCCTTCTGTACTTTTTTGGCCTCCTGCTCCATCTCCTCACCTATCCACAGTGACTCTTTTTTCTTATATGCTTCCAAAGCCTCTGCCCAAATCTGGTCTACATTGCTTTCCATCTCTTTGCTCCACAAAACAGGATTTTTCTTGCGTACTGCTATCGGGAAAAAACGTCTGTTGCCTGTCTTATCCTGTAAAAATACAGCGTCATTAGTAGTACCAATGAAAATGCACTGTCTAGGAAATTCACTGAGTCTTCTGCCGTATGGAACTCTATAAATATCACTCTGCTTAGAGATGAATAACTTTGTAGCTTCTACCTCCGATTTCTTCAATGCAGCCAACTCTCCCATCTCAATAATCCAACAGCCTCTGAGCTGTTCATAAGCATCTTTACCCTGCACACCAGTAAGCGAATCGCTAAACCATTTCTTCCCCAGTCTTTTCAGTAAATAGCTTTTGCCAATACCCTGCGGTCCCTCCAGCACAACCATGTTGTCAAACTTAACTCCTGGCTCCTGCACTCTTGCAACTGCAGCTATTAAAGTCTTGCGTGTTACCATGCGGGTGTATGCAGTATCCTCTGCCCCTAGGTAATCTATAAATACAGTATCGAGTCTTTTAATACCGTCCCACTTCAAGCTCCTGAGATACTCACGTACCCTGTGAAACGCTTTACGCTTGGATACATTAACGATTTCATCTTCTATCTTGGCTCTATTATCAATGCCATAAACCGTCTCCATCATGTATCTTAGCTCAGAGTCATCGCTATCATTCCAGTGTGGGTCATTATCATCAAGACACCGCCATTTAGGTTTTTCCAGCACCGCTATTCTGCCTGCAAACAAGTCATAGCCAAAACAGCCCTTTATGCTAGGGTCGTTCTCCAAGATAATTCTGATATTAAACCTTGTCCCTAGTATCTCCCCGGTCTTTTCGTTGAGTTTCAGTTTAGCAGTCCAGTTCATATCAGCTTCGCTATCATCGTCCGTGATAACCTCAAAATCTTCTCCGGCCTCAGCTCTTTTTTCTTTGGCAATGAGTATTTTTACGTTATCGTCTTTGCTAGCCAGCTTGCACATAGCTGTATAACTTGGAAGTTTGGTAGGACTGTCAGCACTTTTCCCATCGTCAAGCTCAGAAAACTTTTGTAACCTCACAAGGTCGAAAGCATTGCATAGCTGCATGGAGCATGGGTCGGTAGCATGATGTGAATACAGAAATTTATCTTCATACACCACTGCACCACCTGTTGTACTGCCAGCTTTAAAGGTGTATCTACCATCTTTGCAGGGTTCATACACATCTGACAGATACTCATCGATAACCTCAGGCACTGAGTATGCTCTACAGAAAAGCCCTACGATGCCATGCTTCTCTAATGGATCCTCCTGCTTTTTCATGGCTTTGCTGATGATGTGATCTACCCTGCTTGATACCGGCCAGCTTGCCTGGTCTGTCCAATCTTCGTACCTTGCAAGTACAGTATCAGCTTTTAAAATACTGCAATCCCTGTATTTAAAGACCACAGGGCCATCAAGGGAGGCACTAGGGTAGTACATAAGCCTGTGAGCTTCGTATGTAGTATCATCGAAACGGTCAATGCCGATGTCCTCAGCTAACTTCCTCGCAATAGCCTGATACTCGTCTACAGTAACCAGTCTGTCAACAGGGATAACCAGTCTCAGTCTCGGGCTGTCTTCAGTGTGCTTATGTGTGCTATACACGCAGCAGGCATAATCTGTGAACATCTCGACAATGTCCCAAAAATCAGTACCGGCATAATCAGCATCAAGTGTGATAAGCTGCCTGCCCTCAACTGAGCTTGCACATCTCCTGCCGCCTGTAAGAACTCCACCAACAAAACCTCCGATGTCCTTTATATCGTCCTGCCTGTCCTTAGACATCTTTCTGTATTCAGACATAGTTTCGCCCGTCCGCCTACAATCTGATAACCTAGACAGGAGCTTAGACCAGGACACGACACCGTTTTTCCAATGTTTGCTTTTCCTGTTACTGGCTGTGGCTATACTTAAAATAGCATCATGAGCCACATGGATTTCCTGTAGTCTTTTATTAATAGCTGCCATAATCACGCCGCCTTACTTACTTTTTCTTTATCTATATCTTTAGTATCAATCAGGATTCTAGCCTCCTTGCACCATTTTAAAATAGTGTCATTTATTTCCGTATCTTCCTTTACTGATTTGTTATATTTCAACTTAGCCTGCACCAAGCAGTTTTCCTTGATTTCCAAGCAGGCTATAAGCTCATTTCCTTTTGCTATCACACAAATCCACCTCTCATGAGCCAGCACTTTGTCAGCATATGTTCCTACGCAGTTATGTAGTTCATTGCCTACTGCCAGCAGCTCATTTGCTGAAAGCGGTACATGAGCTGTAAAACCGTCTACAGGCACCTCATATCGGTGCTTGATATACTCAGGTACCTTAAGGCTGTAGTCCTCACCTTTTTGGCTGTTTATAACCTTTACCAGCCAATCATGGGCCTCTGCCAGCTTAATATGCTCGCTCAGATACAGCCTCCTGTTTTTATCATTCAGCTTCATCTCCATGTTATAAGTATCTTTAATCTGCCAGGAGCTGATGTTACCTTTATTAAGGAAATTCTGCACTTCACTTATAGACCTGTATGTAAGCCAATAGGCAATATAATCTATGATTTTAAGGCTCTCTGTATTAGCATTAATCCTACTGATAAATTTCATGCAGGTTTCATACAATCCAGCAGCCACATCAGCCTTGTTCCCTGCCTTGCACATGCAGAATTTCAATACCTGGGCTGTTAGTGGATTCTTTGAAATAATTTTACGGGTAATAGCAGATTTAGGGATAGTGAAAGCATCAAGTATTCTGTCAACATCACCCACCGTGCTTTTATCCTTATTATCAATTAGCAACTGGCGATAGCTGTCCGACATCCACTCCACAGTTCCTACCTTATTTGCTACTGCTGTCCAGTCAGGCAGTAGGTCAATATCCGGGAACCGCATTTTTAATCCCAAATTGAAAAGTTGTCTTGCCATCATGCCCCAGCCTTTACCTCTGCTGACATAGGCCCTAGGCTTAAAGCCATAAGTCTCTTTGTATTTCCTGCATACAGTTTCCCGCAGGTTCTTTAAGAGAGTGACAACCTTTTTCTCTACTTTGCAGCAGTGGTTGAAATGGCTGATGTACTTTATCATCGAGTTTGTAAACAGCTCTCTTTTACCAAAAGGATCGGACAGTTCGACTTCATGGTCCTTCAAGAAATTCTTAACCTTGGACTTAGCATAAAAAGCTTTCCTGTTCTTAATGTCATATGTAAATCTTTCAAACTGTACACTTTTCTGACAGTAACCTGTACTGTCCAGCAGGATAGTATCGTAACGAATATCAAGAGCTACCTTCTCCTTGTACTCAGTAATCTTCATATTAGCTGAAATAGGTATATCTCCCTTAGTGCCCTGGTAGCTCCACAGTGTCTGAAAGTCTTTGCAGGAGTTATAATTACTCCACATTTGCCTGCAAGCAGGGCATGTCACAACACTATCATTATAATTGGAACCACCCATGTATGACTGCAATCTATGCACTACCTTGAAGTTAGTACCACATCTTACACAGTGATATGCAGCCTCATAGTACTCATAGCCGTGATAAGAGCTGTCTGTAAGCTCTATGCCGGCCCCTTTATAAATACTCTCAATATACAGTCCGTCAATATATTTCATGATTTTTACTCCTATACTAGATACTAGAAATGAAACTATTTGCTGTCCTTACCTTCCAGCTTGTCAATAAGAACCTGCACATGCATCCGCAGTGCCTTTGCTGAATCAATCAAATCATTTGTAGCTTTCATAGCCTTTATACTGCAAGCAATGCCAATTTCCTTTTCATACTTCAGCACCTCTACCCTATGCCGGTTAGCAACCATCAAATCTGCCCAGGCTTCACTGACCTGCCCCATGCACTGTCCCATAGTTCTCTGCTTAATCATTACATCTGCCTTCTTTCGTTAATCATTTCCTGCAATATCCCAATCACGAGGGTAGTTAATTACACAATTTTCCAGTGAAAAACCGTTATCCACATAGACGATAAAGGGACACACTTTGCAAGCATCGTTACCGTACCTATCCACCCTCGCCGTACAGTAGTTGTACAGCTCTTTCGCATTTTCTACCGCCTCTGCGTCAACCATTCCCTAACACCCCAGTCTTCCATGACAACCTTTGCCAGTGTTCTGCCAATCTCAAACAGGAACCCTGCTCCTACTACAGCAAAAAGCATAAATACATAAGTCATTTATTTTCCTCCTTAAGTTCTGCTACTCCCTCTGCTACCATCACAGCTTTACCAGCTATGCAGTTATTACAGTCAACTTTTTGACAGTCGATGTTTTTAAACAAACAGTCCTTACACTCATCCGCTTCACCTGCCGTATCTCTGTAGGGGCAGGCTCCTGGACAAACTGAACAAATCTTAATTTCCTTGCCGCAGTGTTCACATACACCTAACAGCCCTTCGTCACAATGCCCATGAGTTTCTCTGCCGCAGTGATAGCACTCCTCGTCATACCAAGTTAGCTGATGGTAATCTCCCTCAAGCCATTCGGTAATAGCCTGCTCGCAGGTTTTGTTGTCGCAAGTGCCATCTTCATGGGCGTTGCAAGCAATACACCGATTTCCTGATACATTTATCAGGAATTTAGCTAATCGTTCATCAGGTAAGTTCTTTAACCAGTTTCTATTTGTCATAGTCATTTTATCCACCTAAAAGCCTCTCTAAGCCAAAGAAATATAATCAATCCCAGTAGTACGATTACCAGCCCAGCTCCTGCTAGAGCTATGAATATAATTGCATTAATCATTAATTTCCCCCTCTACATCAACAAGAATAGTTACAGCATTTCTTTTCCAGTCTTTTGTCTAATCCTGGAAAACAGGTCGCACATATCGTCTTTGTTGTTAAAAAGGCATTCCTGACAATGCCTACCTATAGATGTACAGTAGTTTACCAAAATGTCAACTGCTGTAAGTGCTGCTATGTCAGCTGGTTGAGCATCCCAATAACCTTTGCACACTACCTGCTCTGCAAAATAGCTAAAGATGTTCTCTAGGTGCCTCATCAGTATAGCCTGTTCGTTTCCACTGCATATGCTTTTGATCATTACTATCTCCTTTTTCTATTACCAAAAATTTTCTCGCCCTTAAATCAGTCAGTCCCATGAACAAATTGGCCAGACATTGTATTCCTATAGCTAGCTCAATATGTATATCGCCAATCAGTAGAATTGCTAGACCGCCTACTAAAGAAGCATACATTTCATAACTCTTAGCTAGGCTCTGCCATATTGTTAAATCCTGACCTTTAACAGCAGGATATCTGTTATTATGATGAATGTGAAATGAGTATCATACCACTGCAAGAATTTCTCTTTTGTGATAGACGTGTTTACAACAGCTGCTAGGCCAACTGCTAGCATATTTGAAACAGCAAGCACATTTGGATTTACAAGCCGTATAAAATACACTTGAATTATTGGTACAGTCATCGCCATAGCGAAGGAAAATACAACGGGGCCGATTAATAGCCATCTTTTTTGTTCACTGTTCATTCTTTTCCTTTTTTTGCTTCTCTAACATTTCTTTTCTCCTCGCTGCCCACGAGCTCCAGCACTCTTTACATTTTCTTCTCGCTGCCCACGGGCTCAAGCACTCTTTACAGTGAGGACAATACTTTTTGTCAGGGTCAGGCGGGCATCTACCCGAATCCGCTAGTATATCGACTAGCCTAAGCTCACTGAATCCACTTGAAACGCTCTGTACCTGTTTAAATAAAATGTCTTTAATAGTCATCATATATCACCTGCAAACCTCTTCCTCGCTACATCCAGCATCTCTTCCGCTAACTCAACGGCCTCTTTCTCAGTCCTGAAAATCAACCCCTGCTGATAAGAATCTTCATCACTCTTGGAGTCTATCCAGAAAAGCTTTATGTATTTATTACTACTTACAGTG